TGGTAAAACAGGGTAGTACACTCATACAGTCAGTTGATTGGACTCGCTTTAGTGTCGAGGAGTGGCTGGAACAATACGGGCTGTGGGTCAACAGTCAGCGTGACAAAGGTGTGCAAGGCTATAGCAATGTTTTTTCAGGTTGGCTATCGACTCAGCAAGACCGGCGGCGGCGTGAGCATAAGCTGAGCCAGTGTATGCTTGCCATCGACGACAATGAGGCACGGGCGGTTGGTCGGTTACTTGCGGATCTCAATCAGGCGGATCGACAAGTCGGGCATGTTGTCGTCAGTCACATCGAGTACAGCAAGCCGTTTACATCAATCGCGGCACAAAGCATGGGCGAGATGTCACCGGCCACAGCTTGCAGACGACACAAGGACGGGGTTGAGTATTTGCGGAAACGGATGGGGATTTGATCAATCGTCACTTGCATCGTGAAATGCATTCTGTTAGTTTTCTGGTATTGTAGCTGTAGTTCCGTAAAAGATTCCCAAACCCTGATTGCCAGACGGCAGTCGGGGTTTTTTATTGCCGAGGACAAAGTGATGCCGATCCAAAAAATCACAACCGACGATCTACATGCCTTGATCAGTCGCACCGAGTACACACGACTTGCAGGCACGACCAAAACCTTTTGCCATATCTTTATCGGTGACAGCGGGTTCTCGGTCACTGGTGAGTCGGCTTGTTTAAATCCTGCTGACTTCGACGAGACTGTTGGCCGTGACTTCGCATTCAAGGACGCATTCAACAAGCTGTGGCCACTCGAAGGCTATCACCGGATGCGCGTTGCTGATGAAAAGGCGAAGTGGCTGGCTGGTGTTGAGCAGGATGCACGTTCGACCTTCGGTGATGTGTCTGCTGCACCAGAGTTCCGCACCTCGGCCAAGGATTCAGGCTGCTAAGCCAACCAGCACCAACCAAGCCCGCCAACTGAGCGGGCTTTTTCATATCAACAGGCATGTGATTTGGGCGTTTTCCTCCTAGATCACATGACCTGTTGGTCTGGTGTACATCCCTATCTTCCCCACGCTGCAAGCGAATATTGCTGGGGGTCTATGGTGTTGTAAGCAGGAGCATCAGGCCAGCACCAAATTTCAGGAGATTGCTCAGATGTCGGAATCAATCCTACATATCCAGCGTGACCTACAGGCCGCAGGGTTTTATGACGGCGAAATTGACGGCATATGGGGTGATAAATCCAAGGATGCTTTGGATGCTGCTGTTAAGGCCGCTACGGAGCAGCGCGATTGTAGTATCGCGGTGGCAGATGTTAAGCCGGATTTTCGCAAGTTAGCTTGGGGTTCTAGGGTCAGTCAGGCGTTCAAGGAGCGTGTGATTTGGATTGCTAATGCGCTCAACATGCCAGAGCAGGGTGCAGACTGGCTAATGGCGTGTATGGCGTGGGAGTCTGCCGAGTCGTTCACGCCAAACATTCGCAATATGGCGGGTAGTGGGGCGACGGGTTTGATTCAATTCATGCCCAAGACTGCTACAGCACTTGGCACGTCAACTGAGCTACTGGCGCGTATGACTGCCGAGGATCAACTCAATTACGTCTACAAGTATTTCCGTCCGTTTCGCGGTCGATTGAATAACTTGAGTGACGTGTACATGGCGATTCTGTGGCCGCTTGGCGTTGGTAAGCCTGAGTCTTTTGTGTTGTGGAGTCGTGCCAATCGACCAACAACCTTTCGCCAAAACGCTGGGCTGGATGTCAATAAAGACGGCGCAATCACCAAGGCTGAGGCTGCAAGCAAGGTATACGACAAGCTGGCGCGTGGCAAACAAGCATTTTTGGGCTGAGGTTTATGGTCATGCAGCACGTCAGCGCAAAGTTTTCAAAAAAGGATGGGGATATGTCCGATCAACCGAATGGTGTCAACCATTTCATCAACTTGGGCGGCATCTTCACCTATTTGTTTGTGCTGGGTGTTGCGATGCTGGGAGGTCTTGTGCGGTTCATTCGACACTTGAATAACTCACGCGAGCCGATGCCGCTGGGCAAATTGGCTTGCAAGCTGGTAGGCGAACTGTCCATTGCGGCATTTGCTGGGCTGCTGACGTTCTGGCTGTGCTTGGCATGGGGTGTTGGTGCAGCAATGACTGCGGTGTTTGTCGGCGTGTCTGGCCATCTCGGTGGCCAAGCAATCGACGGCATCTCAAGTATCTACAGTGCTTGGATCGAGTTTCGCAAAGGGCAACAGCAATAACAGTTTACCCGTTCGCTGCGGGTTTTTTTACAACATCGCTTGCTCATCGGAGGGCGCAGCAAGAGGGCAGACCACATGACCGAAAAGATCAAGACGCGGTTATGTGGCGCGAATGCTCGAAATGGCAAGTGCAAAAAAGAAGCTGGCTGGGGAACGAATCACCTTGGCTCAGGCAGGTGCAAGTATCACGGCGGCGTAGTCGGTAAGAATCACGGCGCACCAAAGGGCAGCCAGAACGCACTCAAGCACGGCATCTACAGTCGAGTGCTGAAAGACGATGATCTTGATGCGGCGATGCAGATGCAAGGCAGCATCGACACTGAGCTGGCAATCGCACGTTTGCAGTTGGCGCGTGTGCTGGAACAGATGCAGGAAGGCGACGACCCGACGCTTGATCAGGTTGAGGAAACAACCATCGCTGTTGATGATCCCGCCAAGGCTGCCGAGAAGGTCAGGCGAGAACGCGGCGCTGATGCAAAGCGATGCGGCGAGTATTACGACGCTGACGATGACGATGATGTTCCGTCAGGCGAGGAGTCACAGCCTGTAGCACGCAAGCGGATATTTAAGCGGCGTGATTGGACTGGTGAATATACGCGGCTGACTGCGCTGATTGCGCGTCTTGAGTCGCAGCGTCTGGGGATGCTGCATAAGCAGGTCGAAATTGAGCGACTGAAAAAAGAGGCTGACAAAGATGGTGGAGGCTCTGAAGTTGATGGCCTCACCGACACAGAACTGGATTCTGAAATTTGTCAGTTTGCCGAAGGACTCACAGCTTCAGTACCTAGCGACACTGACGACGAGTGACAAGCGGCGGCTATTGTCGCTGATGAAAGAGTGGCGCACTCGCCAAGACAGTAAGTTTTACAGCTTCTTTCCCGACACTGGGGACTTGCGGCGCGAGTTGTACACCAAGCACGTCGAGTTTTTCGATGCTGGTGCAGCATATCGCGCCAGATTGTTTATGGCGGGCAACCGGTGCTTGTCCCCTTGGACGTTTATAGAAACACAAGGGGGTCAGTCGCACCGCTTTGCAGAAGTTCTGACTTCGACAAGGCCAAATGTTCTGTCGTGGGCTGGTGAATCAGAACGTGCCGCTCGTATTTCTGGAGGATTTCTGCGGGGCATTGAGCCAGCGTTTCGTGTAGTGCTGGACAACGGTCAATTTTTTGACTGTTCCCGTATGCACCAGCTATTGACGACCGAGGGGTGGCTTTCTTTCGACCGGTTAATGTCGCTTTCAAATGGCCTGCATTTGAGCTATAGAGCCGAAGATTATCAGGCCAGTTGTGTTGAGGATGGTCATCTACATGATCAACCACTTCGCCAGCCGTTAAGTAGCGACCGATCATCAACTCCATCACAAGTCGATGCTCAAAAACGTAGCCGGTTGATGTGGCGCGAGGATGAAGTGGCACAAATGCTTGAATGTAGCCGTGCTTATCCATCCGACGACCGCCTTTCCAGCTTGGATGACCTGAACCGCTTCGAGAGCCTGTTCTCGCTGTTTGAAGCTGCAAGCGTCCCGCAGTCCGTTCTACGCACGACACAGAGCAGCCAAGCTGTTCAGCAATTTGTGAGTGGGTTTGACCGGCCTGCAAAAGGGCTTGAAGTTGATCTGGGTCAAGCATGGCGGATTTGCCGCGACCCCGAGGAGATTGAATGCCACGTCGCTTCAGCCATGCTTCGACTTGTGGCTTCGTCAGGCCAAGTGATGCCGCAATATCTTTACGTTGGACACCCTGACTGTTCATTTGCAGGATTTGATCAGCGTACTGATCACATTGCGAAGTATTACCCATTTTGTCATCCAGAGTTGATTGGTGGTAGACGTATTATAGCAGTTGTACCTATTGGTTTGCAGCCTATAATAGACGCTCAAGTACCTGATTTACATAATTACAAAGCTGGCGGGGTGTACCATCACAATTGCGGTAAAACGATTTCAGGCGCATATGAAGTCACATGCCATTTAACCGGCGCATATCCGCATTGGTGGACTGGCAAGCGATTCGACCACCTCACCGAGGGATGGGCTGCGGGTAAGACCAACGAAACCACCCGCGACATCATCCAAAAAGAGCTATTCGGCAATGTCATTTATGAGAACGGCAAAAAGACGGTAGACGGGACTGGGTTAATTCCCAAACACCTGATTGACCGGTTCAAGATTCGCTGGCGCTCAGGCATTCAAGACCTGATCGACACGGTAAATATCAAGCATGTGTCTGGTGGCTGGTCAAAGATTGGCCTCAAGTCGTACCAGCAGGGACGCGGATCGTTCGAGGGTACGGCAAAGCACTGGATCTGGCTGGATGAAGAACCGCCGCAGGAAGTCTATACCGAGTGTCTGACACGGACGGCAACCACGAAAGGCGTGGTGCTGATTACGTTTACGCCACTTGAAGGCACGACCGAGATGGTTGATGACTTTATCAAGAAGTCGGCGGAAGGCGTGACTTGCATGGTACAGGCTGGTTGGGCGCACGCGCCTCACTTGACCGAGAAAGACAAGTCCGAACTGCTTTCGATCTATCCGAAGCACGAGCATGAGGCACGGTCACAGGGCATTCCGTATGCCGGATCGGGGATGATCTTCCCAGTCAATGAAGCAGACATTGTTGTTGAGCCGTTCGAGATTCCGGCGTACTGGCCACAGATTCTGGGACTCGACTTCGGTTGGGATCACCCTACCGGTTCAGTGCTGCTGGCATGGGATCGTGACAACGATGTGATTTATGTGGTCGATGAGTACCGAGATCGGGAAAAGACCCCAGCACAACACGCGCCGCATATCTTGGCGCTTAACAACTGGTGTCCAGTCGCATGGCCGCATGACGGTCTACAGCACGACAAGGGTTCGGGCAACGAACTGGCCGAACAGTATCGAAGCGCCAAGCTTGACATGCTGCCTGAAAAAGCAA